ATCCGGTGTAGTCTCACGGCAGCCCTCCCAGCAATGCCAATGCTAGGAACCGCGACTTTCCAAGTCCCGTTGGCCGGGGTGTGGGGGTAAATTGACGTTAGGCTTTGACCTGCCTTTCCCCAGAAATTTCACTTTCACCCAGGTGGCTAGAACTTGACTGCCATGTCTCGAGCTGGCTACTCGTTTTGTGTCCTTGTTTTGGAAATGATGCCTTACATAATAAAATAGATAATAGGAGGCGAGCGCTAGTAACCAAACGGCAGCACAAGCGGCGAAGTATGTCTCAAAACTACTCATAGTTGGTCGGTGATCATGTAAATTCGCCACACAGCAGAGCAGACCACGGGTCCCAGTTCAAATGGTAAACCGATACCAGAAGGGTCGAACTGTAGCCGAAATGCCAGCACAGTGGGGCTAACTGGTATTGAAAACACCGTAGCATACGACAAGGCGGTTGAAAACACCAAGTCGTCCCAAGTGGCTAAACAATGGTCCACAGGGTTGATAAGTGACCCTCCGGCAGTTGAGTTAACCAAGGAAGCTGTGTACTTCCGATACTGAAGCCCGTCTCCGCCTCCACCAACATCACTCCTAAACCCCAGGAAGACCTCGGCCCTAAACATAGTGAGTGCGGGAGCCGCAAGTTGGACTACACCGGTCTGCACAGCAGAGGCTGGTCCATAATACAGGTCCGAGATCGCACTGGACTGAAAAGGCAAACAAGGGGCACCAGAGTAAAACTTTGTGTCAGCAGCTCGGCAAAGCTCAGCCACTAAGTTGTGGCGGACAGAGATAGATCGGATGCCATACACCAACGAGTTAAGTGACAGTATTTCGTTTTGTCGAGCTGCGTTTTCTTCAAAGAGATAATCTACCTGGGAGTTCAACCCAACTACAGCAGGCTCCAACTGGTCAAGACGATTCTCCAACTCAGAGGTGTCACCAGGGGGACCGGCAGGCCCTGCTGGTCCCGTCGGCCCAACTGGGCCCGGAGGCCCCTGGAGAGTGTCTAGTTGTTCAAGCGCCTGGCGAAGTTGGTCCAGAACTACGGAAGAGGCACTCATACTGCGGCGGCAGCAGTTAGGGCCAGAGGAGCCACGTCGGCTACCTCCTCGATGATGGGCCCGGTAAGGCGCTCAGCCGTGTGCGCGCCCGCCACGACTTCACGCTCTGCATAGCCAAACGCGCGTCCAAGTGCGTCCCGCAGATCCGCCACTCCAGTGGCCACACCCGTGAGATTCCCAAGAGTTTGGGTAACCTTGGTGAGAAATCCAGGTTTATCCACCTGGGTGTTGCCAGAGTTAGGAGTAGACAGCATGCTGTTGAGGCCCTTCTGCAGGGTCTCGCCGTTGGGAACATTGGTAATAGGAGTAGAAAACGCCTTATGAGACAAGTGGAAATACTCAAGAACCTCCGAAATATCAAATTGCAGAATCATCCCTGCCTTAGGCCCGACGAACGCGCATCGAAAGATTGACACGTTTGCTGTGGGAGCAGGCATTCCCGCGTCCAAGAGGTTGTCAGGTTGGGTCTTGATCTCACAATAGGTGGTTTCAGGGGAGTCCACCAGAGCAACGACCCCGGAGGGCCCGATCTTGGCAGCTGTCACCGCCCCACCTAGGGAATCAATGAGCGATCCCCAAGTTTGGTAGGCAGCAAGCTGTGCGACCTGGCTGTTCTCACGAGAGTAGCTGAAGTGGTAGAGACACCCGCCGCGATTCTGCTCAGTGCCCAGGTACGTGACCCGAACTCCAGATGCAATAACGCGGCCGTAACTACCCATTGGAACGAGCCCACTGTCCTCGGTAGCGCGCCCCACATAAGATGTAGTGGTTATGGATGGGTCGATAATGCGGTACCCAATGTAAGGGTCCCTTGCACCATTCATAACCACGGCAATCTCAACGCCTGAACCAAGAGTTGGGGCGTTGGAAAGATCCAAGGTCAAAGTGGAGCGCCGGCGCACCAGCACCGAGTTGGGGATACTATCATCGGGCACCAGACCACGGGCCAGAGGGCCCGTCCAAGGATTGGCAACCATGGCGGCAAATCGAGCCAACACCGCGGTATGGGGGTTGGAGTACCTCATAGGGGGTTTGCTTGCCCTCGCACGGGCGCTCTGGAGCGCCCGGCGCCTGGCCTCAGCTGGGGTGATATTATTCTTCTTCTTGGGCATCTTATTTATACCAAACCGGTGCAATTGGTGTCAGCAATTGCTGTGGGTTTGGGCCGAGAGGATTCAATGACAGGAACTCCTCAAGCAGGACTTGCTCATCAGGAGTGATGCCAAAAGCAAAGCAAAAGCTGGCCCGCGTTCTCGGGTGGATGGACGCATAGGTGCGGGACATTCCCTGGCTCAAGTACCGGAGTCCCCTCCCAACACTGTTGTTGTCAGTGGCAAGTCCTGTGATCTTACCACTTGACAGCAGGTTGGAGTAGAAGTCCTGGTAGATAGGGATGCCACCGTATGCCGCCAATCCACAAGACCCCACGGCGTGGCAGTAAGCTCCAAAGCATTGATCCAAGTTCAGCAGCGATACCAGATCCTTGCTGATGGCCTTGTTCGGATTCCGAACCATGAGCCATCCATCTGGAGTCCAAACAGGCTGGGTCTGGCAGAATTCAATGTGCTCGAACTCATAAGCGGGCTCCTCCACCTTCATGGTGAAGCCCATCTCCAGAAACCAGTTGTCCAGACCCGCGCGGAACCTGGGAAGATCAGCCCTGGTCATAACAACCACGCAGTCGTCCCCGTTGTTTGCAAGCCGGCATTTGATGCCGAGCCCTTGGCAGTAGGCCCACACCATCGCACACATTATCAGGCAGTTTCCGAGGCTGGTGTTAATGTCGCCCGACATGCGGCAACCATCAGTCTCATAGTCAAACCTGGCAGTGGGTGTGAAGGCGCGGCCCTTGTTGTTCACCTGCCACGACAAGAGCCGCTCCAACCTGGCGCGCTCTTCCCCCCGGAAGCAGGCCAAATAGACTGAATGCTCCCACCGGAGAGCATCAGCACTCACATGCTGGTCGAATCGGCTGGCATCAAGCCCGACCGCGACTGGATCTGGGAACGAATCCCACATCTCGCGCAGTGCAGCAGCCTGGTCGCTAGCGTTCATCTTGAGCACGGTTGGCCCGCCCCAAACCTCAGCAATGGCCCTGAACACAGGCTTCTCGAGAGGTCGCAGAAAGCGACCCACCTCCACATTGTAACGTGGATCTCGTGGTTGGATGAGCCTCGGAGCAGGGTCAGGCTTGTCAGATGTGTTGATTTTCTCAGCCTTCACAAAGGTCGACACCCGTGCGTCGGACGCACGCACTGGTGTGGTCATCAAACTAGCAACTGCCCTCTCATACACACCACGCTGGCGCCCATGGTAGTATCCCACGAATGTATCGTAGTCAACCACAGGGGTTCGTATGATGCTCCTAGAAAGCAGCCGTGAGAATGGCGCTAAGCGCTGACCGACCAAGTGAGGTTGAGGACGAGGAGCCGGGACCAAGCCTTGCTGAGCGCTACCCTGCACCAGGTAAACGCGTTCGACCAAGCCCCTCGCCAGGTTCGTTTCGTTGTTGTCGTGTATGCGCCACCGTAGTGGAGGTCCGAACCCATTGACCTTGTGCACACATCGATTCCTGTCAAGTCCCAAGCGAGGAGTGACCCGGACCGGAAGTTCAGACAACCTTTTGCGTTGATCAATGGCGGTTGTGAACCCGGGCTCCTTGCTTAGGCCCCACTAAGCGGAGGTAACGACCCTCCGCTTTAGGATGGGGTTGGCAACACCCAACTTGACCAGTGCCCTGCCGGCCCAGGTAAGCCCTTCCATGTTACCCCACCCAGTGGCGTAGTCATGGGATCCCATCAAAGTTGCTGAGTTGAGGAGCATGTCCTCCTCAGCCTCATCGATGAGACGGGTGAAAACGAGTGCACGAATTTGAAACATCATGCGTGCCCTGTCGATGGCGCGGGTTACGCCGTGTCCAGTGAGGGCATCATCGATGTAGCGTGCAGCGACCAGCTTGTTGGCCTCAGTGAGTTTCGGTGTGCCACCGAACCTTAACTTGACCTCCCTAGCCAACCGCAAACTCACTCCCAACCGTTTGGACATATCTGGGGAGACTTCAACTGAGTCATCGGCCTGCAGCAGGGCCTCAGCCTTGCGCTCGATGTGGGTCGGTACGACATGTGCAATGGTGAAAAACCGGCGCACACT